GCATATTCTTGAAGGACGGCACGAACTTCATCTTCATCGTAACCCGGGACGCCAATCATGTCAGCTATAGACTGCTTGCTCAATTCATGAACTTCGATGCAGCTCCCATTGTTAACATTCTTCATGCCTTTTGATGGAAACCAATTGAAAGGAGAAACACAATAAACATCAGTTACAAGCGTCTCAATCGTTTCAATTTTGTACCCACCTTCCGGCGCAGGAACCCACTGTTGCTTTTTCTTCTTGGTAAGAATTGGGCCTTTGATGATGCCGGCTTTAAGGCGGATAAAGTAAAAGAGGAAGTCCTTGAAAGCTTCTGTCCAGTTTCCCTCTTGGTTCTGGTCACGGATGAGCTTTGCTGCCCTATCGCACCGTTTCTTTGCATGGCGCTTAAGAGCATTTGTCTCTTCATCTACTCTTTCTTCATAGTATTGCTGAACTAGGCGGGCAACTTGATTTGGATCAACTGGTGTGTTTGGGTCTTCTACGAACTGTGAAAGCTGCATTTCAATCTGCATGGCATACTTATGACAATCATCTTCTATCATCATAAGTGTGTTGTCAGGCATTTCAGGAATCTCTGTGGGGACAAGCTCCCAAGGCAAATCAGAGTCCCCACGATAGATGTCTTTTATCCAAGAGTCTGCGGCCCGTGCCTTTGTCTCTGCTGACCTTATGTATGACTCCGAGCCTTTGTACGCTCGTATTGCGGCAAGCTTGGCTGGATCGTACTCGCCCCTTGACCGGCGCATTGTGTTGATCATATCAATACGAACTTGCTTATTGTCTTTATGGTTTTGCTGCCATACCGTGTCAATGTAGGTTGCAAGCTTCTTTATGGCCTGTTCCTCTTGCGGCTTCTTTATGGCGGCTGCAAGAAAGGCAAGATCGCCTTCAGGATCAGGCTGTGTGTTCGGAGAAGTAACCTGTGGCATTGAAGGCATCAGCATTACTTTGCTCTCCGTTTTGCTTCCTCTCTCAAGGCATTTGTGTCAAGTTCAGAAACTTTTTGAGCAAAAGACTTTTTACCAAAAACGCTTTCAGAACTGTTTTTATTTGAATGAATTCCTACGCCGCGTCCAGTCGCTTCAATGGCTTCTGGAATATTATATAGCTTCCCATTGGGGCCTGTCTTTGGATACGCTCGCTCAAGAAAATCTTTTTCCTGCTTATTATTCGTTGTCCCTACTGGGAGATCAGTGTCTTTATATCCACGATCTTTTAGATAAGAACTAGGAGCAACGGTTTTTTTCACTTTATCAAACAGTTCTTTTGGAGATGCCATGGATTTCCCTCACAACCGTCAATTAATTGGCGCTATTGACGCTCTTATTTACTTATTCCTTCTAATTGTCAATGTAAATTTTCCAGCTTATAAATTGTTTTTGAATAATGTCCTATGAGTGTGTCGATCAGATTCTCTATTGGAGTGTATCCACGAGCGATTTCAGAACGGTTTGCCTCAACCCAAGCTGCTTCTGCTTTGACATGGGCTATAATGTCGCTTGGGACACCACAGGAGTCGCATTCAAGGTCTTTTAGTGAGCCAAATTTGCCCATGTACGTCTCGGCTATCTCATCAACATCATCAACTATCTGGTCATAAAGCTCACCAAGAGCCATGTGAGAGGCAAAAGATTTCGTTGAAAGATGAGCAAAATGAAGAAGTGTCCGAGTTGTAAAAGCTTTTTCAACAAGCTCGTTGATAAGAGGCTCTTTCTCATCCATTTCAGTGATGCCTTTCTTTAAAACTGCCTTGATTGATGCCATGACTGTCTCCTTATTATGACCATGCGGCTGCATAGTCTGAAATTTGAACAACTTTCTGTGCAGGGCGTTGTGAACTTGGAAGAGTCCACATACTTGCCGGTGAAGTTATCATATAACGCATGGCGTCCATGATGTGATCGTTGGTTTTAACGATTTTACCCTTCAAATCACGCCGATACAGGCTCATCTCATGCAAAGTCTTGGTTAGACTCTTGAACACCTTTAAACGGCCCGTAGAGAGTCTGTCCCACACCTCATATATGCCTGTTTCAACGCTATTATCAGCAGGAAATATCTTCAATCCTTCGAGCCTGTAAAGCCTAAAGAGAGCTTCTCCGTCAATCTGTGACCTACCACGGGCATTAGGGTCAATCGCGCCTTTTATCCATTTACCACGGGCTTCTATGGCCCTAGAATGGACAACAGGCTTCTCTTCTCCCTGCTTATATTCACTGTAAAGATAGATTGTATCAGTGTCTCTGTCCCATGCTCCCCATATGGCGGCCGTATTGTTCCAGCCAACGTCCATTCCATACAACTTCGGCCAATGAACAGGAATTTTAAAGTCGTCAACTGTGATAAAATCACGGTTAACAGGATAAATCATACCGGAAGAGACAGTTGGATCACCCTCTGAACGAGCAAGACGTAAATGCGGGCTTGTGGCAGACAACATCTGTTGCTTCATCTGGTCTGTAAGATGGGGAACATCGTCCCATTTGCAAAGAGTGACATGTTTTGGATGTTTTGATTCAGTATCTTGGCTGTTGTCGAGAAAGGCAGTAACAACTTCAGTCATGCCGTTGAGAGGAGTAAAGGTGGTAATCATGCTTCCATTGGTCGTCATAAGGCGAATCAAAGCCTCATCGTAGACATCCTTGGGGCATTCTTCGTCAACCCATATGAAATCAACAGCAGAACCTAGCCATGTGTCAGAACCCTGCTCATAAGTCTTAAGAACTATGGTGCTGATACCGCCAGTTTTGTGCTGAACAGTAATAATCTCATATGCGTTGGGTATGCCGCGCTTTGGCTCGCATTTAATAATCTTGTCTCTTGGGATCAGCCCGCTTCCTAGAGAGTGGTATTCCCCTAGCAAAGCGTCTTGGATAATGTCACGAGATGTTGCAGAAGTCTTTGATCCAGTCCAGATAAGCACAGGAGCCGTGTATCTACGCCCAACCCACCACCAAGGATATTCTCCAGTTGCGTGGCAGGTTGTCTCATAAGCACCGCATTGAGTCTTGCCAGTATTGTGATGGACAACACCACCAGCAATATAGCACTTGTGCTTCTCAACTGTAGCGTCTATTATAGGCTGGAAACCGAGAGGCACAATAGCAATTATCTTTTTACCACCGACAAGAGGGGGATGCTCAAATGGGAAAAAAGTCGCAATGTATCGACCATCATGAAACAATTGTCCGTCTGAGCAAAGATGGACTGTCGAACAAGGAGATTGCCAATCATACGCAATTAAGCGAGAGAGCGATAGGGATATACCTGCGTCGTCGCGGAATTTACGCAACTCGTCACAAAGGGAAAGCTTATCTTTTTTCATCTGGAGAGCTTGCTTCAATGCTTGCTTTAGGGATGACTCAAGGTGAAATAGCTGTACTGAAAGGCTGTTCTCGCTCAGCTGTAGAACGCTCTGTGAAACGTATGCGCCTAGAAACTGCCCGTACAGGGCCGAGAGGCGGAGCTGGGCATCGGGATTGGAAAGGAGGTCGGAAGGTTGATAAACATGGTTACATCGAGATATACGCTCCGCTGCATCCTCACGCGAGAAGGTCAGGCATTGTCTTCGAGCATCGGCTTTTGCTTGAAGTTGTGTTAGGCCGCTTTCTTCTTGAGACAGAAGTTGTGGATCACAAAGATAACCATCCTCAACACAATTGGCCTGATAATCTTCAGGTGTTTGCCAATAACGCAAGCCACTTGATAAAGACACTAACTGGTCGAGGGACACCCATCCGGACTCAGCCAACACGCGATGCCCTTTGGTACAATCAAAAAAAGCACCATCTTCCATCACCAGACGATACGCTGGCTCAATGCACTTCAGAAATCCGCCAGAAGCTTGAGAAGTACATTGTTGATCTCCGTCCCACGACAAAACATCAACATCTTCCGAAGCAAAAACTTCGCGGGATGGCTTCTCACCTGTGGGGGTAGAAATAAAAGTCCAAGGTGTTATACATCTGTTTGCCGCCAAGAATGCCCGCTCTGTGTACTTAGCGCCGGCCTCAAAGAAGCCCATATGGCGAGGATACTTGTCCCTGCTGAATTCACCTTGATCTGGGAATATGTTGCCAAACTTGTTGTATTTTGCGTCTGTAGCAAGAACCTCAAGGCATTCTATGAGGTCTTCCTGCTCTTGAGGGGAGAGCTTTGATGTGTATGCCTGAAGAAGACTGTCAGTGAGTGAATCAAGAAGACTCATTTTATCATATTCTCCTCTTTTCCTTCTTCTCTTTCTCCACCTTTTCGGCGGCCTGTTCTGGGGTCACGTCTATCACAAGCTGGTTTACAAGATTGTTGTTCTTCATCATCTCAAGAATCTTGGGGGCAAGCATCTCGATCTTTGCCCTAGCCTGATCTATTGTGATGACAGTTTTTGTCACCGTGCTGTTGGTGTCAATCTTATCAGACCAACCATGCACGTTCTTTGCATAAGCAATCTTGCCTGCGGCCATTCCATTCGTTTGATAAATGTCAGTTTCAATCCAGTTGCTTATAATCATCTTTGCCCGTTCCATCATCTCTTCAAACTCTGGATACTTCGCATAGACGTAGAACTGGTTAGATGTCATATCAAGATAAAGCATCAAGCCTTTGACAGAAGGAATGTTGTCCTCTTCCTCACACTTGTCAAAATACCTGTTGATGCTATTCCTCATCTTGGTTGGGGAAAACCTTCTCTTCCGCCCAACTGTAGACTTGGCAGGAATGCGCCCAAGAGGTTTACGTACATTCCTGTTCTTCTTCAGATTCAATTCTTCCAGCACTTCTTCTGTTGTTTCCATGCGCTCCCCTATACTCCACTATTTGGTTATTTTCAAGAACTCTAATTCTGCGGTCTAGCATTGGAACCCGTTGATCATCTAAAACGGCAGAAGCCCTCATAAAGAGGGCTACAACTTCTTCGTTTGTCATGTCAGTAATCTCCTATTGGATACCACAGGAACTCTGCTGTATTCCATCCGACCCTGTTGTACCTAAAACATGCTTGTGTTTTCATCTCCTTTTGAGCATACGGGACATAGTTTATGGCCCACACAGGGAAGCGTATTTGAAACCCATGCTGGCATATGAAAATCCAAGCGTCAGGAATACGCTCGCCGGCCTCAATGTGCTTTCTTATAAAGAACTTCATTCGCCCTCCCCAAGACACATACCAATCTTCTTTAGCAGTTCTTCAATCCACTTTGCCTCATCATCATCAGTCATGAATTCCTCATAGAAGCCAAGAGGATTGAACGTTTCCCGCGACAACACCATTCGAAAGAGGAACCCCGCCTCATTTGTTGTATGCCTAATGACATCACTACCAAGGATGTTTACATCCGGGAATTTCTCCTGCACTGCTGAAATTATAGACCAATGGCTTGTCATGTTCATTTCTTTGTCTCCTTTTGCGTCTGCTTGTCAGGCGCACCCTTTGGCGGCTTGCACGTGTAACATGAACAACTTTCGGCATGAGGCAATGTCGTGTTCTTTCTCTCACTGCCGTAGCCCACAAGATTGGACTGAGAACATTTCAGCAAATGGAAATACGTCTTTCCATTCTCGTCATGGAAGCAGTCCATGCCACATTCCCCACAGACAAACCAGAACTTCCCAAACTGCCCGCCCGCATACGGTTTGACATCAGGACATTCCACTATAGCCACACCATGCTCGTCAGTGCCAACAACCTTCTCACTCTCCGTCTTTGTCACACTCATCGTTTCCCTCCATAAAAAAGAAATTTATCTGGAACCATTCCTGTTTTTTTGCTGACTCTGCCTCATCATCACGATCCATTATCGCCCTCTCTTGGGTCTACCCACTTATGCACAATCACTGGCAATGGAACGCATTGCAACATCTTTATAAACGCAAGTCCTTTTGTCGTCACTTCAAGTATTGTTTTGTCCTTTCTGAGTAGGTTGGCCTTCATAAGCATACGCATGGTGTCCTTTATATTGGCTTCCTGTTCTTCAATGGCTGTTTCAACTCCATAGCAGTGCAGCAAAATATATATTTCTTGCGTTGTCAAATTTCTCATTTGTTTACAACCCCCTGTTTTCTGAATTCCTCGTCTAAAGCTCTCATTATTGTAGCAGTCATAGACAGCCCTTTCTCCTTCTTTATCTCCTTTAGCCTATCGTGATACCACTTTGGTATATCCATTGTCATCTTCATCCTTCTCTCTCCTTTTTCTTGATACTTTAGGGGTCAAATGTGGGTATTACACATACATTATATGGGTTATATACAGCAAACATACATACAGCACAAGCTCTTTTTTTATACCACACACACAAACTGAATCAGATTTAAAATAACTGTTCGAGTGCAGACGCGATTATATCTATAGTGGAACGGGCTGTGCACAGGGGTGTGCCACCCCATAGGGTATGTATCCGCCCGCTTACGCGCATGAAGCCGCGCGACGCGGGCGGTTTATGGGCGTGTTATCGGGCTTGCCCATATTCTAAGATGGAGGTGTATCATGGCTGACAAGGACGCTAAATGGGGGTTGGTTGGGACGAGGACTGTGCGGATTACGAAGGACGCGATTGATGTAACCATGGAGTGCTCCGTACTGGGGCTGGAGGGCAGCGATTTCAGCTTCACTGCGTATCCTCAGATATCGGTGCTCATTGATGGCGCTCCGGTGTTATACGAGCCGGTGAAGCGTCAGAAGGTGACGATCTAGTCACCGGGGGGCCAGCAGCATCGGCCCCCTTTTTTTTGATTTGCTTGTGTTTCCACATACTTAGAACACGAAGCGAACACGAAGGGGACTGTTAGAACTGCTGGCAGGTGGGGCTGACGGACTACTATTTTGTCAGACTACTGAATGATAATAAGGGGGTGGTTGGTATTGGAACTTGGTTTTTTACTAGCGATAGGCATTTTGGCTGTAATCTGGCTGATCTCAAAGTATTAATTTGTTGTAAAAGGAAAATGAGGAAGTTTAAGAGGTTAGGTTTTGTGAAATGTAACAAGTGCGGAAGATGGTATGATCTCTCTCTATGTAATCCTTTATTATCTGGGGCGGGCGAGGAGGATCAAAAAGAAGGAAAATAAATGAGTGTTTTGGTAGTATTAGCAACTAAAAAAAGGGGGTTTTAATGGAACACATGGATTGCATCAAAAATATCAATACAACTGACAAACATAAGGCTGTTCTCAAAGGAGTAAATGATTGGAAGCTTATTGGTACTAATGACGAAGAGATAGCCAAGGCAAGAGAGATTGGTTATCAGAGATACTACGGTGATTCTCAATACATGTTTCTTTACTTTATATAAGGGGCGGGCGATGTTATTAACTCTTGAGATTAGTTTACCTTTGGCATTTGGTTTGAGTGTCCGTCCACAAGGGATTGTAATTGCCATTGGCCCATTCAAGGGGTCATTCACTGCTAACAGCATGGATAGTATTATTAACTATAACACTGATGAGAGGGTGCAAGGTTTCTCTCAGTTTCTTTTTGCTGAAATAGCAAAACATGGAAGAGATGGGCTTATAGAAGAAGTTATAGACACATTAAAGAGGGCTGGTATAGCGCACATAAAGGAAATGAAATAGACGCAGGATAGGGCGGGCCACAGCAGGCTCGCTGAACTGCCCAAGCCAGATGTCTAAAGGACTGGCTATGAGTAGTACATTTGCCGGCGGGCATACGCAAAGGAAGGTTCCACAATGAAACAGAATGCAATAAATGATGTTGGCTTCACTCATGTCACTACTGAGCCTGCAAAGAAAATGACTAATATAGAAATTAAGAAGATTGACCATCTTGCTTCGCTTGTTGAGGCCGGCAAAGCTTCCCGTCAGGGAAGACGAGCCTTGGCCTGCCTTTGTAAGAAGCATGGTCTGTAACAGGCTGTACGGTTGCCAGAACCATTCAAAACTGGCTATTTATTCTATTGGAGGCATTACTATGACCATCATTATTGGGCGGGCCAGAGAATCACCAATCTAAAGGAGAACAGTTTTATATGCTCAGAGAAAATAAATTACGTGAAAACGAAAAGCTTGCTGATCTTATAGCTTCTTCACCCCACCAAATTATAACTACAGCAAAATACAAGGAGGAATAATGAAAGGACTACTAACTCTTGGAGATTCATACTCTAAGAATATGTATTACGTTACAGAGCAGGAGGCTTTATCTATTATGAACATTCTTGAAGAGGCTGCTGTTGTTTGGAAGGATACAAACTTGTACCATTTTAGGCCGGCCGTGATGTCATTCTCTACATTAGGCGGGGCGAGGGTGATTGAACCAATCAACATCATACCAACAGAAATTGAAGACAACATGATTTAAGCACCGCACAGGCTCTGTAAAGGCATTTAATACATCAACCCATACTCTGCTATGGGTTTTTTATTTTATGCCGTTACAGGGCCGATGGGATGCCTAAACGGGCATTACTACCGCACCAAAGGAGAGTGTTATGTCGAAAATCAAGAAAAAAGAGTTGCTGACCATGATTGAAGGCTTAACTGATTCAATCACTGACCTCGATCGAATGATGATGTCAGCAGAAGAACGCATCAAAACAATGAGTCTATCTTTAAAGTCATTGTGCGAAGTTGTGCATGAGCAAAACAGGATGATTGACCAGCTTCGCTATGGTCTTCCAGAGAATGCAACAAAACTTTCAGTTGAGCCAATGATTCACGTTAAATCTAAAAGAAAATATGTGAAATCTGGGAAATACCAGAAGGGAGACTGCAATGCCTCTAATCGGTAAGTGCATGTTGAATGGTACAATTAAAGTTCGCACTATCATGGGCAAAACTATGCATGTGTGCCGGACATGTGGCTTGAGTCATTCGACTCGCAGCGCAGCACTGAATTGCTGTAACAAAACAAATAGATATATACCTAAAGGCAAAGGAGAGTAGTAATGGAACAGGAATCGTTGTTTAAAATGGAGACACTAGAAGAATCAGTGGCTTCAACTCCGGAAATGTCAACCGAGAGCAAATTAGTTAACGCGCAACACTCAGTAGAAGATGTATTCGGCTTTAAGTCGAGCATGCTCCTTAACGGATTCGCGCCGGGACATCCTCTCGTGCCGAAACCGCTTGATTCATTCATCTGGAATAAAAGCACCGCCCGCGATCTGATTGGGTGGTTGCAGAGTCCAAACCGTAACCCGCTGATGGTTTATGGGCCAACAGGATCAGGTAAAACTGCAAGCTTTGTACAGTTGTTTGCAAAGCTGCACATACCACTATTCATGGTTGTTGGAAACAGCGGAACTGACCCTGACGAGATTCTGGGATCGGTTGAACTCCAAAACGGATGCACTGTTTATAAGCCATCTAAACTTGTAGAAGCATACCGTTCAGGTTATGCAATCTTGGTTGATGAAATCGATAGTTTCCGGCCTGAGACTGTAGTAACTCTTCATCGTTTATTGGAACGCGAACCGTTTCAATTGAAATCTGGTGAGGTTGTTCATCCTGCTCCTAATCAGTGGATTGTAGCTACAGCCAATACCCGTGGCGATGGACAGGGTGGTGATATCTATACTGGCACTAACATCTTGAATCTGGCCTCTCTAAACAGATTCGAGAAGATGGTGCAGGGATACCCTCCGGCAGTGGAAGAAGAGCAGCTTCTATCGGCTCGGTTTGGATCGAACTTGGATGCGAAAATAGTATCAGCAATGGTTAAGACAGCGAATGATGTAAGAACGTCATTTGCTCAGGGTTCATGCCCTGCGCCAATATCAATCCGTAATATGATTATGTGGGGTGACAAACTTGTTTCATGCTGGAACAGGTCAGATGTTTCGCCAATTTACCATTCGTTTGACATTGCTTTTGGCAATGGAGTTGATCCCCATGTACGGCAAATGGTTCACACTCTGATTCACTCGAACTTTGGTGGCTCTCCACCACCAACTGTTGCGGGGGTATAGCCATGATGAATGTACGTCAGGTTAATATTCCCACTGGCGTAATTTCTGGGGTAGCGATGAGCTGCCCCAGTGCGTCTGGTGGGAAAGAATGGTTTGGATTTTTAGTTCAGAACAAAGACGGCTCAACTAGCATTGTCACATACTGGGGCAAGACAAATCGTATCACTGGTGGCCCCGCAGCAAAAATTGGTGACAGCACTCACTTCAAAAACCTTATTCAATTTAAGATCAAGAAAGGTTATGTGCAAGAAGATGAGTATGTTAGTGGTTATTGGCAATCAGAATTATCACGCATTCTAGCCCCGAAAGCACCGCCAAAGCTTCCGGAACCGGTAGCAAAGCCTGCACCTAAAATATTCAAGCAGGACTTATTGAAAGAATACCAGCCCAACAAACCCGCTGATTCTACTAATTTTGACTTCTAAGAGGTATTCTATGCCAAACTTTGACACGTCATCGGGGTTTTACGTGCTTGAGCAGTACGCTAAAAAGGCAATGGAATCATTAGCCAAAAGCATAGATATGGAAATTATGCGCGGTATTCATACTGAACAAACAAAAAAGGAGAATAGAATGGAAAAAATCATCAATGAAATTGATCTGATATCACTTAACATTCGGCTGTGGCAAGGAGACAAAACCTTGACCGAAGCTGATTTGGCCTCAAATGGCATCGATGTCAGCAAATTGCCTCCGGGTAAGCTTGCATCATTAGGTTGTAAGAGAACTATTTCTCGATCAGCCACACGAGACTTTACGGCGCTCAAGCGCGAAGCTCACTCTGTATGTTCTCAGTATGGGTTAAAATTCGGAGAAGCTGGTTACGCGATACCAGTTGGGCGTACTAACGAAGTTTGTTATCAACTTGCCTTGATAAAAGACAGGTTTAATGTTGCGAAAAACAACTTCCAAACTGCATACGATAACGAAACGGATGCGTGGATTGCCGCGCAGCCGGATGAGTGGAAAGAAGTGATTCGTCAGTGCGTTGATCCTATCGGCAAGGTTCTTTCGCAACTCCAATTTAACTTTTCTGCCTTCAAGGTTGTGCCAGCCACAGTTGGCGTAAACGGTTTGGAAGAGGAAGCTAATGGGCTTTATGCTCAGTTGTGCAAAGATATACGCAGTGCTGCTTCAATTGCTTACAAAACATCTTATGAAGGAAGATCAGCGATAGGGAAGAGGGCTTTACGGCCGCTTAAGGCCATTGTTTCAAAGCTTGAATCACTGAAATTTCTTGATGACGAGTCAGGGAAGATACAGGCTTTCATAAGCAATATCGATCAAGTGATTGCCAATGCTGCGCATGATATTAAGAGATCAACCACTTGCGAATGTACTGGCCTAAATCTTTCTGCAATAAAAGGTCTTTTAACCGACCTGTCATCGTTTGGAATTAGAACTGAAATCGAACCACAAGTGGAAACATCAGAAGAATATTGTGAGATAGACGATTCTTCAAGTGAGGAACTTGGTGATTCATGCGGGATTGATGCTCCCGCAATAACACTGAAAGTGCCTAAGTTAGATTGGGATTTTTAATTGGACTTCTAGAGTATAACATGTTATTTATTCTGTGTTATTAAATCTATAAATCCCATAAGGAGCATAGCATGAACGACATGAAAATGCCAGTCAAAGACCCTTTATTTAAACGATGGAAAAACATGATGAACAGGTGTTACGATTCCCGCAATAAAGCATACAAATGGTATGGTGGTGCGGGAGTTGTTGTTTGCAATGAATGGAAAAACTCATTTGCACAGTTTATTAAAGATACTGGTTTCCCCCCATTCAAAGGTGCTCAAATCGACAGGATTGATGGTTCAGGAAATTATGAACCAAATAATGTTCAATGGGTCACATCATCTCGCAATAACAGAAACAGAAAATCAAGTAGATTTATTACATTTGATGGGCAAACATTATGTATTGCAGATTGGGCTGATAAGCTTGGACTTAACAGAAAAAGCATTATGAGCCGTCTCAATATGGGTTGGCCCATAGAGGAGGTGCTCAATGCAGAAAAGAAGCATAGATGGAGCAGAAGAAAAAAGAACATATAGTCATTGGGATTTCTAATGGCTGGCATCATTTCTCAAAACACGATGCGCCGGGATAGCATAATAATGCCTCCCGGCTTTTTTTATGAGATCAATTATCACAATATGACGGTTAGGGTTTCATATCATAAAGATGGCGAAAGGTCGAACCTCATCCTTTCCGAAAACCACTCAACAGACTTTTTTGAAAGTCCAGAACTTAGAGCAATTGTATTCCAGTCGCTCATGGATGAAGCGAAACGTCCTGCTGAGGTAAGAAAAAGCCGTAAAGTTGGCGTTCAATACGACTTCTAGGAGAGCACATGAAGCAATGGAAGGTAAGGGAGATGTATCTTGATGAGGTTGTCCGTCCACCAAGACAGCAATGGGGGTCAGGAACACCATCCAAGAAGAAACCTGTAATTGTTAAACGTATTGCAAAATCTCTGAAACAACACAAACCAGCGGATTCAATTTATTTTGACTTTTAAGGAGGCAGAAATGCTCGTGAAAGATGTATTTAAGCATCATCCAAAGGGTCGTATGCAAGAGACAGTTATTTTGTCTTTGGAGAACTTAGGCCCTGATATGAGACACTTTGATAACGTAATGGCCTCTCTTATTACAAAAGGAGTTCTTTTCAGGCTAGTGAACGTTCTCTCTGCTAGGCTGGATCAGATAACTGTAATAGGAACAACTCAAGCTGAAATAGCACCTTTGGTAAAGTCCATTGGGCTAAATTTTGATTTCTAGGAGGTTTTATGCGGGACAATACGATTGCAGGACTTTGCCGTGTCTTGTCGAGAGATAGCGGCATGAGTGTCACTGTTGGAGGTGACACATCCTTTATTGACCATGACGGCAACATCAACATTGCCGTGATGGAAGATTCATCAAAGGGAAGAATGCTCTCTACTGGATTAGTTTATCACGAGTATGGACATAAGAAGTATAGCGATCTTAAAGTGAAGCCGGCTGGATTGCTTGGCACTATAGCCAACATTATTGAAGACATCAGATCGGAATACGAAACAAATAAGGAGAGGCCGGGAACGACATACCAGCTCGGCCAAGTAACAGTTCACTATCACGAGAAAAAAGTCTTTGAACCAAAAACTATCAATCAGGCCATTGCAGGGAAGGTTATGGCTTTAGGACGTGGCAAGTTTTTAGGTCAGCCGCGTATTCAAGAAATCATCCCTTCTTGTGATGAATTGATGGAAGACGCCTTTAGTGATGAGTTCGTAAGTGATTTAGAACAGCTTATTGACTTTAAGAGTCTAAAAACGACTCAGGACTCAATCGATATGGCACAGAGAATCATTAATCTCGTCATTCAAGAAGATGAGAAAAAGAAGCAAGCTCCATCCTCAACCTCTCAATCAAAAAGCCCTTCACAACAATCATCAAAAAATGGTGGTTCTGCAAAGGCACAGCCCAGTAGAGGCAGTCAAAATGAAAATGAAGGGGAGAGTGGCTTGGATGAAGAGAATGGCTCTAGCGGAGGCGATATTGATGATGGAGCCACAGAAAGCAGTGTGGCAAGCCAAGGACAAGACGACAACACTTCAAGTTCAAGTTCAGCCACGGCAAAAGGCGCTGGAGGTT